CTGCCGTGATCGCCAGGCCGAGTTCACGCATCAGCGTCAGCTCCCGCGCCCGCTGGCGGATCTGCACTTCCCAGTCCTGTCCTTTACGGGCGTATTCATCAGCCAGAGTAGTCGTGTTGCTCGCCAGGCGCTGGGCCTGGGCGGCGGCCTCCTTGGCCGGATCGACGTGCTCATGGCCATCCCAGAACCACTGGTGCGACCAATTGATGGCGCCGGTTTCCGCACGGGCGCGCAGGCCTGTTGGCAGGAAGCCGTCGATCAGGAGTGCTTCGCGAATCCACGCGGTGAAGATCCGGTCGAGGGCGATCTGCGCGATGCGCGACTGTTCGACGCGGATCGCCTTAAAATACATTTGGTGGTCAAGTCGGCCAGACGAGTAGTTGTATCCTGACGAATTTCCTGCCGCGATGTTGAACGGCATGTTCAGGCAGCGGGCGATCTCGTTGAGGATCTCACGTTTGAACTCGGCGTAGGTGGTGGTCGGTTGCTCGGCGCGCATCTGCTCCATCCGCCACCCACCGGGCATGGTCAGCAGCGCGCGCTTCTCCAGCGTGATGGTGTCCATCGGCTCGACTTGATCAGCCTCACCACCCGCCGGCGCATCGGTGTAGACGATGCCGGCGTAATCAGCGGCCGTCTCCGCTGCCGCGATCACTGCGAGGGTGTAGCGCCGCAGTTGGGCAAACAGCGGCAGGGCCGGGGTGATCTCGGGGATCCCGCGGCGCTGATCCGGTCGATCGGGCCGGAACAAATGCAGAACTGACCCCGCCGGTACAGCGGTATAGTCCAGGGGCAGAAGCCCCATCGGTCCTCCTGGGTGAAAGGCGAGGACGTGGTACTCGACCGGATTCCCGGCGGGGTCAAAGACGATTCCGTCGACGCGGTTGGGTTGCAGCCAGCCGACGGTGGGAGTGCTGATCTGTTCGGCTTCGACCAGACGCAGATCGAGGGTCACGGGCGAGGCCAGGCGCGGATTTGAGACCAGGAGGGCGAACGCTTCTCCGTCTTCGACCTGGGCCATGCGCATGCAGCGCAATTTTTCCGCGAGGTTGATGGCCATCGCCCAGTCAGCGAAGGCACGTTCGACGATCCGAGAATCGTTGCCCCGAATCCCCATGAGTTGCAGCCGGGGACCGGTGCCGATCGCGTCGTTGGCCAAAGTGAGCATGATGCCGCGGGCGTAGCTGTTGTTGGCGACCTCGTAGCGGGCGCGGTTGCGCAGGGTGCGGCGCACGGCGGGTGAGGCGGCGACGTCGGCCGACAAGCCATCGGCCATCGCCCAATGGCGCATGTTGTCGTGATTGGTCTGGGCCGCGTCATAGCGGGCGCGCACGCTACGCCGCGAAGCCCCAGGGGCGGCGTGGGTCCGATGCGTCTGGTGCTGCTGGTCAGTGCCGTGAGTGCGGCGCGCCGGGTGCTGCGAGAGCACCTGATGCTGCCGGCTGAACATGGCCTCCAGGTAACGGGTCAGACGGTCGATCACGCGGCCCCCGGGGGGACGAGTTTCGAGATGATAAGTCCCTTGGTGCGCGTCCGCATTGCGCGCTTGGCCGCGAGGTAGCGGTCAGCGGCAATCTGATCAGGCAGGTTGTGCTGCTCGACGGAACCGGTGTCGCCTTGCGCCCGCTTGGGGCCAGTGGCGTTCTGTTCGAGCGCTTGTTCGATTGGAGTGGGATCGGGCACGTTCAGGTAGTCCTCTCACAGCTACATGCGCAGGGAGGTCCGAATCCGTCGATGCTTTTGGGAATCTTACCTCAATGGGGTGAGAGGGGTGATCCAATACACGCTCCCGGCATGCGTGATCATGTACGAATGCAGGGGAATCTTCCCACGCCGGCGATTACCGGAAAAGGTTACCGTCCAGTGAGGTAGGGCATGAACCCGTGGAGTTTGGATCACGGCAGTAAACCTGTGGAGGAAGCACGGCGACCCGTGTCTCATGAGTATCATTGGGAAACGAGGCTTTCATTTTTCGAATGGACGATCAGACGAGCGACGACGGAGGTGCAGGAGGTCAGACAATTTCGTTCGTGAACCTGGGGTGCGAATGATCGATGGACCAGTTCCCGTTAAGGCCACGCCGAGCATCGATGCACCGACCGCGCAGCCGACGACGCCATCAAACCAGTGGTTGTCGAAACCCTCGGGTCGCAGACGCCATTCATCGACCACGCGCCCACGACCTTCCGTGCGCACCCGGTACTCGGCGGTCAGATGCTCAGCAATCAGGCGATGCCGTTCCGGTTCATGACCCGAGAGCGACAGGCAGCCGGGATCGCCCATCGTCACGGCCAGCCGGGAGTGGAGGAATGACTTCCAGAAATTGGTGTCGTACAGCAGGTGGCGCACCGTGTGCCGACCGACCACCGCCGGGACGCGCCAATGGAGTCCCACGCGATCGCCACGCTTGCGGCGGTACTCGCTGAACGGGATCGAGGCCGCGCCGACGAAGCGACCGTGGCTGGGAGTGATGAGCGCCATGTGCGCCGACTGCCGGCAGAACTGGTAGACGACGTCCGTGCTCTGGCCCCAGTTCGCGTCGATGATCAGACGCTCAATAGTCAGCTCGGCCCCATCATCGCGACGCCACCGTCGTCCCATCAACTGGTTGGTGGCCGCTTCGAGGCCGGCATAAATCTGGCCTTCCAGGCCCGCGCCTTTGGTGGCAGCCGCCATGGTGATGCGCAGATCCCGCAGGGTGAAGTACGCCCGGCGCTGGTCCGGCCAGGTGCCGTAGTCGAGGACGTAGCCGGTGAAGTCGTCGCTCCAGCCGCAGACCACCCAGAACAATGCCTTCTGCTGCACGTCAATGAAGGCGGTGAGGTGGCTGGCATCAAGCGGCACCACGCCGCGCTCGTGGCCGTTGACCTTGGCCATGATCAGGTCAGCGGTGAGCGCATCGTTCTCCTCGCTGACTTCGGGTAACGGCTGGTTCTGGTACTCGGCCCAGAACGCCACCTCGCCCTGCAGCTTGAGATTCATGGCGTGCTGGAGCGCCGAGATCTCGTCGTGGTTGAAGCGTGCCTCCCAGGCGACGCGAGCACCGGCGTCCATCTCAGCACGGTGGGCGACGTAGAACGCGGTGGCGTCAGCCAGGCCGCGACCGGCACGCATGCCGTCGCCGCGCAGCTTAGCGTATTCCTCCCAGCGCTTCGTCGCGGTGGGAAAGGAGTAGACCATCTGGGTCCGCTCGCCGTTCCATTCCGGGTGGATGTCCCGATCGAGGATGCGGTCCGCCATGTCGGCGGGCCGGATCACCGTGCAGGGCATCATCCCGGCGATCTTCTTCCCAGGCCCGGCGAGGCCGAGAACCGCACCCGAGAGGATCGCCTCGCGGTGCTGGCATTGGCTCGGACTGCGCGCGCTCTCGTCGGTCTGCGGATCATCGAGCACCACCAGGCTGGGGCGCACCGCCCGGCCATCGGGTCGCTTGAATTTCATGCCACGGATGCGCCCGGTGATGCCGGCCACCTTGATGATCGCGCCGCTGGCTTTCGATCCGGGGATGGTCGGAAGGATGATCTCCTTCGCGGTCCAACCGATGTGCGTGCGGTTGCCCCGGAAGAGCTGGCCGTTGGCGCGGTGGGAGATGCCCTCCAAGGCGTGGATGGGGAAGACCGCTTCGGGGAAATCAGCGAGCAGCAGCTCGTTAATCTCCAATTCGGTCTTCAGCGAATCCAGCATGTCCGAGGCGTGCTGTTCATCGGAGCCGATGAGGCAGACAAACTCGCGGTGTCCGTAGAGGATCGCCCACAGGCAGGCGCATTCAGCGATCGTGGTCTTGCCGCTTCCGCGCGGCATGGCGAGGGCGAACAGCCCGCCTTGCAGAACGGACTCCTCGACCTTGGCGATGACGCGCAGGTGATCTTCTGACCACCCGAGGTGGAAGACCTCGGGGAAATAGGATTCACAGAACGCACGGAAGCTGCACTCGGCGGTTGCCCGGCGATGCGGATTCTCGACCGGCGGCAGCTCACCGATGTCGCGTCCCGACTCCGACTTCAAGCGGTCGCGGTCGGCGGTCGCTTCGCGGTGCGCGGCGTAGCCACCATCGAGTGTGCGCTGCGCCTCTGGCGCATGCACCTGATCCAGGAGCCATGCCAGGTAGCGCAGCAGATCGACGCTGCGGCCGTCGCCGATGCGGAAGCCGGCGCGGGTGCGGTGGCGATGGAGCTGTCGCTCGGAGATGACGGCCCCGAGCGTCGAGCTGTTGAGCAGCCGCGCGAGATCGGCTGGCTTGAGGTGGTGCGGATCAACCGGCATGGCCGCCTTCCCGACGCGCGAGGTCGCGCACCAGCCAAGCGCCGTAGGCGATGAGGTTGATGGTGCCGTCGGAGTTCTGCGGTGCGCCGGCAGCGAGGTCGGCGCGCACCGTGTCCACCGAGGCCTGCCGCGAGCCGCTGCGCTTCAGCAGCAGGACCACGGCCTCCACCGACAGAGCGGTGAGGCGGGCTCCGCCGGCATCCGGGGCGCTGGCTTTATCTAGTGCCATCAGCGCCTCCGGAGATCCGGCTGGTTCGCAGATGATGCACCGACCCCACGGTGCCGGACTCAACTGGATGTCTCCGATGTGCATCGGTAACACGAACCGGAGTCACCAACGGAAACCGCCCATGACCGACGCACCCAACGCCCCTGAAACTGCTGCCCCCGCCAAGGCCCCCGCCGTGGCCTTCCGCCCCTTCACCCGCGAGGACTGGCACGGCTTCGCCGGAGCCGAGCGCTTCGCCGACGGGGCCGAACCGCTGGCCGCTGAAGGCCGCTTCACGCTCGCCGCCAAGCGCGAGTGGCTCCTGATCCTCGACGCCACCGGCGGCTGCCTGGTGGTCGAGGACGACCCTCAGAACGACTACGGCGGCTACTGCCTGCACCGCCCGTTCGCCACGCCCGCCGAGGCGGAGGCCTGGTTCCGGAAGGCGATCGCCGACCCGGCGCACCTGCTCGACTTCCTGCTGGTAGGCTTCGCTGCGGTCTGAACCAACAGCATGATGCACCGGTTTTTCACAGCGAAACTCAACTGGATGAGGCCGATGTGCATCGGTAACACCAACCGCAGTACCCCAACGGAGCCATCCATGCCCACGCGCACCACCCCCAACGCCATCGCGACGACGAACGACCGCGACGCGGCCCTCGACGCCATCGCCCAACGCGAGCTGATCATCGCGGGCTTGTTCGCCGGTGACCAGGTCGCACTCCCCGACACCTACGCCTGCGCCACGGAGAACCTGCGTGCCGCCCTGCAGGCTGCCTTCGCCGCCGGTGCTCGCGCCAGCCGCCGCCCTGCAAATCCGGTTGCAGTCCCGGTGGTGGGAGACCTGGTCCTCACCAGCCCGAAGCCCACTGATGGCAGCGCCACCAGGGCAAAGGGCCGGATCGGGGCCTTCCGCTTCGACGCCAAGGTCTACCCCGCTCATGCTGCGTGTGCATCCTACGAGATTGCCCGCAGCCGGATCTCGAAACTGGAGCTGCGCCGGCTCGACTCGGATACCATCGCCTACGCCTGGGATCGCGGGCTCGACATCCCGGCCATGGATGCCGCGACGCAGGCGGCGGTCGACACTGTGACCGCGCATCTGGCCGATCACCTCTACGGGCCAGCGACCCGCTAATTCACCATGCGCCTGGCCGGGATGTTCCGGGTCAGGTACCACCATCTCTCTCAGGAGCATCCCATGGCCAGCACTCGCACATCCAAGACCGCCAAAGCGAATAAGCCCAAGCCCCAATCCAAGCCGAGGGCCAGCGCGAAGCCGACGATCCGGAAGCCCCAGGCGACCGCCTCGTCGCCAGCTTCCATCGATAACAGTCAGATCGACACGCAGCCAGCATCCATGCCCAACGCGCTCTCGGCTGCCAGCACGACGACTCTGCTCTCCGGTCTCGACGCGGCGGTGATCGTGCTGCGTGAGGCGCGCGCGCCGCTGAACGCACAGGACCTCGTCGGCCTGATGCTCGAACGCGGCCTCTGGAAGACCGAGGGCAAGACGCCCGCCGCGACGATCTACGCAGCGATGATCCGCGAGATCCGCTCCAAGGGTTCGGCGAGCCGATTCCTCAAGGCGGATCGTGGTCGCTTCTCCGCTGCCGGCTGAGAGAGCCACCACGATCAGACGCTTCCTGCAGCCCCGGCTTCTGCCGGGGTCTGCTCGTTCATGGTGGCAGCGACGCGCTGCGCCTGCTTGCCGGTGAACTGTTCCCAGCGCTTCACGATGACATCGCAGTAGTGCGGATCGAGTTCCATGAGCCGAGCGCGACGCCCAGTCTGCTCGGCGGCGATCATCGTCGTGCCGGAACCTCCGAACGGATCGATGACCACGCCGCCAGGCGCGCACGAGTTCTGCACGAGGTACAGGAAGAGCGGCACCGGCTTCATGGTCGGGTGCTCGCCATTGCGGCTCGGCTTGTCGAACTCCAGCACCGTGGTCTGGCAGCGGTCCGACAGCCAGGTGTGTGCAGCGCCGTCCTTCCAGCCGTAGAGGCACGGCTCGTGCTTCCACTGGTAGTCCTGCCGCCCGAGCACCAGCGAGGACTTCACCCAGACCAAGCACTGCCGCACGGTCAGCCCGATCTCGGCGCAGGCCCCGCGCACGGTCAGACCCTCGGAGTCGGCGTGCCAGCAGTAGAACGCGCCGCCGGCTCGCAGCACCGCCACCGACGTCCCGAGACTGGCGACGAGGAACTTCCGGTACGACGCATCGTCCATATCGTCGTTGGCGATGGTCATCGCTGAATCGGTGCCGCCCTCATAGGCGACGTTGTACGGCGGATCGGTGAGCAGAAGGTCGGCGTGGCCGCTGGTCCCATCATCGTTGGCCATCAACCGAGCGATGTGGTCCGGCTCAGTGCTGTCGCCGCAGAGCAACCGGTGGTCGCCGAGCACCCATAGGTCACCGGGTTGCGTCAGCGTCTGTCCGGCATCGGGGACCGGCGGGATCTCGTCGGGATCGGTGAGACCATCGCGCACGCCGGGGTCGAGCAGCTTCGCCAGTTCGTCCTGGTCGAAACCCAATGCCGCCAGGTCCAGGTCGAGATCGCCGTCCTCGATCGCCTTCAACTCGATGCCGAGCTTCTCGAGATCCCACTCGGCGATCTCGGCGGTCTTGTTGTCGGCGATACGCAGCGCACGGATCTGGTCAGCGGTCAACTCGACCGCGACATGGACCGGCACCTCGGTGAGGCCGAGCTGCTTCGCGGCTCGCCAGCGGGTGTGGCCGATCACGATCACGCCCTCCGCATCGACGACGATGGGCTGGCGAAAGCCAAATTGGCGGATGCTCTCGGCCACCGCCGCGACCGCATCGTCATTCTGACGTGGGTTGTTCTCGTAAGGTCGGATGGAATCGATGGGCCGGGATTCGATGAGCATGTGGTGATCCTGGTCGGGGGTGGTGGGGCTGATCGGTAGGCGGTCGGACAACCTGGGGAAAGTGAGTCCAACTCGGCGGCTGTTCCCGTGGGCATCGACGAGCCCGTTCGCCGGGGAGGACCCGTTGGCGTGTCGAGAAAAACCACGCGCCTGATGCCTGGAAATGCCTCTTGGTGCGCACTCGTCGAATGTGCCCATGTTCCCCGTTCCCCACCTCAAGGTCGGGAACACTCCTCCGATCCCCCGTTCCCCACCTCCCCCCC